CGACATGAAATTCTAAAATATTATAGATATCTTCATTTTGTGTTTTTTGTATTCCTTCTAACTCTCTTTCTTTTCTATCTAAATCAGATTCAACATCTGCAGGAGCTCCAAGGTCCACGTCTCTGTAAAAACCATTCACTTGTTGTTTTCTTAAATCATTCTCTTTGGTTTTAATTACATGGATCACGGCCGTTGCATCTTCTAAAGATGTTGCAGAGTATGGTACAACCAAATCTTCCGCAGGTACAAATTTAGAAACTGCTCTGCCTAAAAGATCATCGTAGTAAACTTTCTTAAAGGCAGATCCAGCAAGAGGGAGGTAAAATAACAATTGATCGAATTCAGGTTCGTATTCCTTCATCTGATCCATCAACTGCCAATTCATAAAATCTTTTACTCTAGTTGATTGCATTTCTTTTTCAGGAGATGGTGCACCCATAATTTGAGTTCTAATAGGTCCATCTGCTGGAAGTAATTCTTTGTAAGCTAATGCTTGAAATTGTGTGACTGCTTCTGCAAGAACTGGGTGAGTTGCACCTGCAGCTCCATTGAAAGGTTCTGTTCTATCTTCATATTTAAATCCTAAAAGATCTAATCCAGTTATGTAACTGTGTTCCCATTCTTTACGAGACTCTTTGTAGTCCATGTAGTTTTGATTTAATTCTGAACCCAGAGGACCTAATATTTCCTCTGGTAGTAACTCGGCTAAATTGTCAAAGTGGTTTTCACTTTGTGCTTGGTTAAATGCTCCAGGTTCAAAATCAATCTCTACACCGCCATCTTCAGTGGGAGTAATTTCTGCGTCACCAGGGTTTGGTAATGATTCGGTAATTTCTTCTTGGACCTCAACTTGCTCTTCGGGCCCTGCTATTTCAACCGTTTTTCTTATTTCGGTTAATGCTTTGTCTATGTCTGCCATTTATTTTCTCCAATTTATCTTGTTTATATGCTTTTGGTTCATTAATCAAGCCTTGTGGGTTAGGCCCACTAAGGGGAGGTATTTGATCCCTTTTCACATAAGGCATGTTCTTAGTAAGGGTTGGGTTTTTATACTTACTAGGGTGTTTAAATACGAAAGTCATTACCAGTAAAATTTCTTTTTTCTTTTGGGTTGCTCTTCTTCTCGATAATCTTCAGGGTGATCTATAAATCCGCCTTGTCTGTATCTTAACAGAGCCTGTGTTGTACTGTCAACTAAATCGTCATGATCGCCATAAGGAAACGCTGCACACTCTTCGACAAGCTCTTGTGCAAACTCTTGATCGAGAGGTGCCCAAATTTGTCCAGCTTCAAACAATGGAGATACTGCATTAACTCTTGCAACTTTATCTTGACCTTTACTCGGTGTAAAATTCATCGCAGGAATTCCCATCTGTCTAAGCTCGTACATCAAAGGTAGTCCTGATGCTTTTGCTTCAATGATAACTGTTTCAGGATTCCAATATTTATATTGTTCTAATGCAACACGACGAAGTTCTGGAAACTCTAAACGTTCCTTATAAGAATCTAATAATATTAATTGACGAGGCGAGTCTTCATTAGGACGAAAAACTCCCCAGGTAGTAATCGCACTATAGTCTGCTGTTTCTTTTTTTAAATAAGCTGTGTCATAACTTTGAATCGTATGTTCAATGTGAGGCATATGTTTAGACTCCCAATTTTTCCACCACTCACGTTTAATGAGAGCTCCTTCTTCTGAAGTTGGGTTCTGCATATATTGCGCGTTCCACTTTGCAACACCAGCGGATGCCTTAACAGATTCGAGGTCCTCGAGCTTCCAATATTCAGGCCAGACTGGATCTCCACTTGGAAGGATGGCAGGAAACTCTACCACTTCCCATTGATCCGCGTTCTCGTTTTTTTGTGCGTTTAATAATCTTTGTGTTAAATCTTTTGTAGACCATCTTGTCATGACGACAACAATACGACCTCCTGGTTGAAGACGTTGACGTGGACCAGATGTATACCACTCATATGCTTTATCAAATGCAGAAGGTGAGCTCACATCTTGCTCTGAATGTGGATCATCGATGATGAGTAGATCAGCACCTCTACCGGTCACTGCACCTTGGACACCGACTGCAAAGTATTCACCACCATCGGAGGTATTCCAACGTCCTGCAGCTTTACTATCTTCCTGGAGTCTTGTATTAAAAATTTGTTGATACTCTTCTGAGTCAATTAAATGTTTTGCTTTACGTCCAAAGTTTATAGCAAGCTCCGCTGTGTGAGTTGCTTGAATAATTTTTAATTTAGGATTCTGCCCGATCATAAAAGCAGGGAGAAAGAACGACGCAAATTCAGATTTAGTATGCCTAGGTGGCATGTTTATAATTAGACGGGTCAATTCTCCAGTTGCCAATCTATTAAATTTGTCTGCTATGGTTTGATGATGGGACCCCTCTATAAAATCTGGCCACATCTTTTTTACAAAAGATAAGAAATTAGTTTTAACTTGCTTAAGTTCTTTTCTTTGATGTCGTTGTATAATCTGTATCTTGAGCTTCCTTCGCTCAATCGGATCTTCTATTTTATTAATATCTTCAACGGTTAGCATACATTTAAATATGGGTGGTAAAGTATTATACATGATTAACAATGCAAATCAAACTATATAGGGTAGGTCTGGGACCCCTATAATTTTAGGGGGTATTCGCGTAAATATAAAAAGTTTGAATTCTGATATAGTTCCTTTAGGGTCCCCTCTTAGGGTGGGTCCCGCCCACATGCTCTTCTCTAAATGAGCTATGCAGTTTCTGCATAGGATAATGTAGGATAGGCCATGCAAAAACTGCATGGCCATTCTTCCTTAACGAAGCTATTGTGTTTTCTTAATCTTTCTCTCTACCCTTTCTTCCAAGTTAGATAATTGATTTACCATGAACCGATGTCGAGTATTTAAATTTTTAATACCTCGGTTCGTGATTTCTATTTTCAAACCAATGTGATCTTGAAGCATCATTGTTATGCTCGTGTCACTTGGATCAGAAATAAAGTAAGGCTTACCCGAAGTCATATCTAAAAATCTTATTCTAAATAAAATTTCTGGAATATTCTTTTTAGTGATTTCACTGATACCAGTTGTCATCAACATCCAACCTAAAGTATCCGCTTGAGATTTATGAACATTACTAAAAAGATCTTTATTGTAATTCTTCATCGTGTTGTAGTGTACTATTAGCATTGTATTCCTTTCGTTAAGTTAATAAGCGAGTATCGCATAATCTCCTATATACGTCAACCCACTAAATAAATTAATTTGGCACTTTAGTGCCTGTGGATAACTTTGGCACAAGATGTAGTGCTGCCTTTTTTCTTTTTTTAGGGTGGGCCCCGCCCACATGCTCTTCTCTATTTTTTCTAGTGTGGCGCGAGTGTGTTAATCTCGCGCCACAATTTAAGTTAGAATAATTTTAATTGCTTATCCTCACTTTCTTTTTTTGCTTCCATAAATGCTTTATGTAATTGTTCATTCAAAAATAATTTACGATCTATTTCACGCAATTTTATTTCTGAATATAGGAACAAGCAAAAACCACCTATGATCAAGGCCATGCCCGAATATAATAATATCTCAATCATATTATTTACTCGGTAATGCTAACAGTGAATTAGGTAAATCTAATTGTATGTTAGCGGTTGCCATTTCTTTTTGCAACTCAACCAATGTTGGTTGAATGTGGCTACCTGTATAAAGTATATTCAAACACTTTTTCTTTTTATTCTCAAGTGCATGATATAATTTATGTTTTGCTCTAGCGTGGACTTCTGCCTCTTCATAACAAGCCTTTTTAATTTTCTTTGTTATGTAATCAACAGGATCTTTATCATCATGGATATCAATATTTATTCTATTCATATCCCATTTATTACGTTTGATTGTATTATTAAAAATCTCAGTGATTTTATCCGCAACTATTTGAGCGTCAACTCTGAGATCATGTTCCATGGATTGTTTTTTACTTTGGAAATCCCTTAACGCTTTTTCTTTTTTTGCCATGTCTTTAATTAGACTAGGCAAGTTTTTATTTATTACTTGCGAGAACTTATCTCCAACTTCCTCAACTTTATCTTGAGCCTGTTGTGATATCTCACGCTCTACTCTATTTGACGCAATACTGAATTCATCCCTTACGAATTCTTTGTAATGGTCAACGTGGTCTTTTCTTAATGGTTGCATAACGTATTCCTTTCATTTGTTAGTTATAAAATAGTTATAGGTTATTATAGGATATAGTCAACCCCTAAAAAACATTTATTTTTATTTTTTTTATATGGGTGGGCCCCGCCCACATGCTCTTCTCTGGGTGCGACAATATTGTCCTTGACTATCCTATAATAACCTATATAGTGAGATTATGTTTACATTAAAAAAGGTTTTAAAAGTTCTAAAACGAAAATCTCGAACTACTCGAGGTCGTGTAGAATTTTTAAATAATCTAGATTATTACCTAACGGGGTTAAACTTAGATGTTCTAAGAAAACACCGAGACGGTCATATGTATGCATCAGACCGGGACACGATGTTCAAAATTATCGACAAGTTGAGCTTGATGATTAAGAATTCAATCAAGCAACGCGAATCGAAACAGTTGAAATTTTCGTTCAACGGCAGTATGTAAAACAGAGTTAGGGGCGAGCAATCGCCCCTGCTGATCCCTGACTCAATGTGGGTTAACATGACTGCCACTAGCATTGACTACGGTTAATGGCATTGGGTCTGGGATCAGTTCTGGCCGGTGGTGGTGGATGTGCCAGTACTGATCGGATTTTTGGCCCACTTGGTGGCTGGTGAGATAACATGCCTAACGGCGACCAGCTACCGATCCCTGGTCACTGTGAGATTGTTCTCACTTGCGAGACATCACCTTAAATGGTGGTTATAAATAGAAGATGCATCTTGCTTGCAGTGACCTGGGATCGGCATAACGATCGAGCAACGCGCTCGGACATGGAGTGTGTAAGTGATTGCAGAGATAAAACGCCTAGAGGGACTGTGACCTAGGAACTTACACACCAAGTCTTTTTTTTAAGTTTTTATTTTTTAGGGTGGGTCCCGCCCACAAGCACTAACCACAGGCTACAAGCTCAGGGTGGGTCCCGCCCACAAGCTCTTCTCTGCGGCGGAATATTATATAGGAATTTATAGGATATGTCAAGAAAAAAATTTTATTTATTTTGAGCTGCTGGCCTTGCATCTTGTGCCATAATATCCTATATGAAGGAAACGAAAGGAATATATGAAAAAATATATATGTACACTAGAGGCCGATACCAATTGGATTGATAACTTCGATCTAACCTTTGAAGCCCCCGACGAGAATCACGCCGAAGCGGCGGCGCTGGTAGAGGTAAAACAAAACCTTCATGACTATATCACGGTTTATGTTGATGAGGTAGAGTCATGATAATAGACAAAAATAATGAAGGCGCCTGGCGCATCAGTGACATCATCAATGGTTACTGGGAAAGCCAGGTTTACTATTTTTACACCAAAGCCGAAGCCATCAAAAAGTTTCGGGCATTTAGAAAGGGGTTAAAGATATGAGCCATTTTTACGGGATAATATCCGACTCAGCTAGAAAGACTCAGCCCACGGCTCGAGCCCATCACGGGCTCACAGTCGAGGCTCAAAGCTGGGAAGGAAAAATAGTTACGACCCTGAGCCGTGAGAAAGATGGCGACTACTACGAAGTTTGGCGAAGGCCTCACCATAGTAGCGGCGGCGATTCTATGTTGCTGGCTAAGGGTAAAATCAAAGAACCTACTGAAGCAATTTTAGATAGGTTTGCTGGTGAGTAATCAAAAATTCAGGGCTGCTAACGCCTCGAGTGTTAGAAGGATTGAGAAGACTCAATCAGTAACTGAACAGAGGGCTGGTAGTATTCCACCAGCCCTCAAGCAGAAATAAAAAATAAGGGTGGGTCCCGCCCA